ACAAAAAGCAATCTGCAGCCGCAAAACAATATGAAGAACATTTGTGGCTATTAAAAGGATAAACAATGGCGAATAGAAATAGAAATCCAAAGGACGCAACATGGCCGTTATTTAAAAAACTAACAAGGCTTTTTTCCGGTCCTTTGATTAATTACCGTTCTCAGACTACTAGACAACTCTCTAGAAGAAGGCTGGACAAATACGGCAGTAGGTTTAAAGACGTTGCAGGACAAAAATTTCAAAGATTATCTTATAACCCTTTTGACAATTTATCAGCAAACATCATGTCTCAGCAAAATCGCAATCAACGCTATGTTGACTTCGATCAAATGGAATATACACCTGAAATTGCTTCTGCATTAGACATTTATGCGGACGAAATGACTACATCTAATAGTTTGCGTAAAATGTTGACAATTAAAAGTTCTAATGAAGAAATTAAAGGCATTTTAGAAGCCCTATACTACAATATCTTAAATGTTGAATTTAATTTATTTGGCTGGTCACGAACAATGTGTAAATATGGTGACTTTTTTCTTTATTTAGATTTAAATCCTGAAGTTGGTATAACAAACGTGATTGGTTTGCCGTCGCAAGAAGTAGAAAGGTTAGAGGGCGAGGACAAAGCAAATCCAAACTATGTACAATTTCAATGGAACACCGGTGGCATTACTTTAGAGAATTGGCAAATTTCACATTTCAGAATTTTAGGCAATGACAAATATGCCCCTTATGGCACTTCTGTTCTAGAGCCTGCAAGAAGAATCTGGAGACAATTAACCCTTTTAGAAGATGCAATGATGTCTTATCGTATTGTTCGCTCTCCCGAAAGAAGAGTTTTTTATATTGACGTTGGTGGGATTAATCCCCCCGATGTTGAACAATATATGCAAAAAGTAATCACATCCATGAAAAGAAATCAAGTTGTTGATGCAGATACCGGTCGAGTAGATCTTCGTTACAATCCAATGAGCATAGATGAAGATTATTTTATTCCTGTACGAGGAGGGGTGCAAAGCACAAGAGTAGAATCACTCCCTGGTGGAACTTATACTGGAGACATTGATGACGTTAAATATTTGAGAGATAAATTATTCTCAGCACTTAAAGTACCTCAATCTTATCTTGCTCGTGGAGAAGGCGGCGAAGAAGATAAAACCACATTAGCTCAAAAAGATATTCGTTTTGCAAGGACGATTCAAAGATTACAAAGATCAATAATTTCTGAGCTTGAAAAAATTGGTGTTGTGCACCTTTACACCTTGGGTTTTAGAAGTGATGATTTAGTTTCGTTCTCTTTGTCTTTAAACAATCCTTCACAATTAGCAGAGTTGCAAGAGCTTGAACATTGGAGAATGAAGTTCGATACTGCCGCTGCAGCAACTGAAGGATATTTCAGCAAACGATGGGTTTGGGAAAAGATCCTTGGCTTGTCAGACGAAGAAGCTATTCGCATACAAAGGGATATGTTCTTTGATGCGAAATTCCAAACAGCTCTTGAAACAGTTGTACAAGCTGGAATGGCTCAAATGCAAGGTGCAGCAGAAGGTGCTGGAGGCGCAATGGGGCTAGGAGGTCCGGGAGCGCCACCAGAAGGAGGAGGACCACCACCAGAAGAAGGAGGTGGCGCACCACCAGAAGAAGGAGGTGGCGCACCACCAGAAGAGGGTGGAGAATTACCAGCTGGCACTCCAGAAGAAGAAGCGGGAGAGGGCGAAACAATAGCTTCTGAAGAAGGTGGAGAAGAAACAAACCTTATTGCAGCACCAGGAAAACGCGATGAAGAAGACTGGTATAAAACAAATAAAAAAGATGTTTTCGGTAGAACAAAAGCCTCTACCACATCCAAGTCTAAGGGCAAATGGTATAAGCCGGTAACTTATGATACAAGAGACATGGGCGCAAGAAGAAGGCATTATAAAGGTCAATGGGCAGATGAAGTAGGAAGCTCAACACAAAGGAATCTTTTCAAAGGTGCTATGGAATTATTTGGTTTAGGCAAAAATGCGATTTATGAAGAAAACGAGACTAATTATGATGAACAAGAGCGCTCGATTTTGGAAATGAATAACGAGCTTAAAAATATAATATTGGAGCTAGAGTCTAAAGATGATAAAAGCAAAACACAATAAAAAAAGAAATACAGCTTTTCTATATGAAGCTTTGGTACGCGAAATAGCAAAAAGTGTAATCAACAAACAGCCACAAAGAAATAATTTTATCATTTCTTTAGTTAAAGAACATTTCACACAAGGCACTGAACTAGCAAAGGAATTAGAGCTTTATAAATCATTAAATGAAACTAGTGAACTCGACCCTCATACTGCAGAAAAATTAATTCAAGAAGCCAAGAGGGTTCACGATAAAGTAGATAAGAAAAAATTATTCATAGAACAAAGTCGACTTATCTCAAAGATCAATAGAAACTTATCAAAAAATGTTTTTTCTAATTTTGTTCCAAACTATAAAAACTTGGCCACAATTGCTCAAATTTTTAATGACGATGTTTCCATCAAAGATAAAGTTTTATTAGAAAATGTCTTGTTGGAGAAATTAACCTCCACCGAAAATTCCAACCAAAAACAAACACCAACTACAAATTTGGTTTATAAAACTTTTATTAAGAAGTTTAATGAAGCGTATGGTGGTACCTTATTGGGGGAACAAAAGAGGCTTTTACAAAACTATATTACTTCATTTAATGATAACGGCGTACAGCTAAAAATCTTTTTAAATGAGGAGTTGGGCAGGCTGAAAAAATTAGTTAAAAGATCAATCAATCAGGAAGAAATAAAAGATGATTCCGAGATGGTTGAAAAAACAAACAAAGTATTAAACATAATTGAGAGTTTTAAAAGCAAACCGTTTGATAAAGAAATGTTAACACAAATACTAAAAATACAACACCTAACACAAGAGATAAAAAACTAATGCCAGATTTTGACATCAAAATCAAACCACCAGAAGGTGAAGATCAAAAATTACCACAAGCTACTGCTGATTTAAAGATTAGAAAAACCCTTGATGGCAGTTTTGTTATATTTGACCATCCAGAAATAGACATAGTTGTCATGCCACAAATGTTTAAAATTGTTTCTTTCCCAAAAGAAGAAATGGGCGATCATATATACGCAACACAAAGTAGATTATTTGAGTTTCTTGTTAAAAAAGGTGTAGTTGTTCTTGATTCTGTACAAGGTGGAAATCTCTATGGTTCATTAGAAGCAAATATTCCACCAGCTGCAGATTCAGAAGTTGATTCAATTGAAGTGGTGATTTATGTCATTGCCAAATTTATTGAAGAAGAACAACCATTCTATGATCGAGAAGAGAAATATAAAGACAATATTGGTGATTGGTTATTAGAACCAGATGATGAATATTCAACTGATTTAGATTGGGCAGAAAGAACACACCAACCAAGAAAGGGTGTACAAAACAGATGGCCTGGAAGCACTGCTGCTTATGGCCTTACAGGAATGTATAGAGCTTAAAAGGAACAACAGCCGTGAAAATAACAGTAACACAATTAAAACGAATTATTGAAGAAGAGCTTCAAAGCTTTTTGAACGAACAGGAGCTAGCGACATCATATGCTAGTAGCGAGACCGTAGGTAGAAACACTGACGCAACCAACACATCACAGTCGGGCTTTAAGATAGACAAACCCGACGCTATTGTAACGTCAGATACAGCACAAGATGTTGCCGGGAATGTAAATACCATCGATAGAACAATTGATAAAAACACTAACCTTGCCAAAGGTCAGGTTTCAACTTGGAAAGGTGGGAAGGACGACGACTATAAAGAAGCTAGCTACGTGCAAGATATGATGGACACGGCGCCAACAAATAGAGGAATGTCAGAATCCCAACTTAAACGAATGATTGAAGAAATGCTCGTAGTTGAGTTGAACTCAAAAACATGATCTGCCAAATTTTTGCCGCAGAAAAAAATGCCAGATTTTAAACTTAAAGAGGAAACATGGATTTAATATACTTTATCTTAACTGCATACGGCTTAACACAAATCTTAATCTTTGGTTCAATATTCAATAAAATACGCCCCTCAAAACAATGGCTCGGAGGTTTTGGAAAATTATTTCATTGCCCTATGTGCATGGGTTTCTGGGTAGGTGTCTTTTTATTCGGAATAAACGGATGTACAGAACTATTTACATTTGAATATAATTTAGCCAACGCGCTTATTTTAGGATGGCTTAGTTCTGGAACTTGTTATCTTTTAGGTGTTTTGGTTAATGATTTTGGTTTTAAAGTAACTTATAAAAATGAGGGTGAATGTGATGCAAATTAAAAAATGGATGATACAACCGGTTCGCCATTGTTGCAAAGGCTCCAGATTCGTGCGGGTAACGCCCGCAGCTTGAAAGGGAAAATTTAATGGCTAAGAAAAAACTTTTAAGAGAATATTATGAGCTTTGTGATGGTGGGGTGTGCCAAGATTTACTAACAGAAGAAGAAAAAAGGTTAGTTAAAAATGGAAAAGCCACTTTTTTGTCAGGCGTTATGCAAAAATGTGACGCTCTTAATGGCAATGGCAGAGTATATCCTCGTAAAATTTTAGAAAAAGAAATTAAAAATTATAAAAAATTAGTAGATGAGCGCCGGGCACTCGGAGAGCTAGACCACCCAGATGATTCTGTTATTAATTTAAAAAATGCTTCTCACATGGTAACTGATATTTGGTGGGACAATGATAGTGTAATGGGCAAAGTTATGGTTTTAGGGACTCCTTCCGGACAGGTTTTAAAAGCACTAGTCGAAGCCGGCGTCAAACTAGGAATTTCTTCTAGAGGCTTGGGCTCGACAAAAGAAAAAGATGGCAAAACATTAGTTGAAGATGATTTTCAATTAATTTGTTTTGATTTTGTTTCTGAACCTTCAACTGATGGCGCCTTTATGGTTTCCGAAGGGTTGGAAAAACAGCTGGACAATGTTTTTACCAAAAGCGATAAAATCAATCGCGCTCTAAATGAAATATTTTAAAAAATGAAAAGATCAGAATTAAAAAAAATACTTAAACCGCTTATTAAAGAGTGTATCAAAGATGTCTTGTTTGAAGAGGGAGTCCTGTCAGGTGTAATTTCAGAAGTTGTTCGAGGTGTTCGGCCCCAAGCGGCAATTAATCAATCCTCGCAACAAAATCTCGCACAGCAACTAGAAGAACAAAAAAATATTGAAGAAAATAGAAAACAAATACTTGCACAACGCTATGAAGCAGAAAAACAGCGAAGAAAAAAATTACTTGACGCCACAGGTTTTAAAGATTTAGATATTTTTAAAGGGACAGAGCCGATGTCCACCGCTGGTGAAATTAGAGAATCAGCATCCCCAGCGATTCAAGGACCTTTATCTGGCGTTGCTCCCGGCGATGCAGGAGTGGATA